CTTCATTTTTTTAACTTGTTCTTCCAATACATCAGAACTATTGCGAGTAAAATTTGTAAAGTAAAGAACTACATTATTTTCTAATTCGTCTTGAATACTATCTTTAACTCTTAATGGGTTGACAACTACATCATCACCTTTAAATTCCATATAGTTCCAACCACCAAATGCTGCTGCGTATTGGTCTTGCTTACCACCATTTTCTGCTAATTCAACCCTTTCAATTTGGATTGCCATTTCAGCTATATCATACTCACCTAATGGAAGATTAAACAATTCAGTATATACTCCTATAAGAGAAACTATGAGTGTTGATGATGTACCCAATCCACTACCCGTTGGTACATCCTGCCACGTTACAATATCGTAACCAAATGGTTCTAACTTAAATCGTTTACATATGTGATTGTGGGTTGCTTTAAAGAGCTTTAATCCATAAGAACAATCTAACTCATTACTGAAATCATGCTCCTCTCTTTCCTCTTTATTTACCCAATAAAACGACACTTTACCATCTTCTCTTAATTGTAAGGATGTGTGAGTAAATAAACGGATTGTAGTATTGATTACTGCACCTGTGTGATGTTTACAATAATCAGGCATATCAGTGCCACCACCACCGAAACTAATCCTGAATGGAACTTTGCTTCTGTAAATTTTTTTCTTCATCTTCGGTTATTTGTCCACCATTCTCTGCATACCAATTTTTTACGTTTCTATCTCCTACTAAAAGAAAGAAACAATTGTAACAAAGTGGTCTGATGTTATCTAATTTTCTATTGTTTAAATTACCATCCAAAAAATCTATGAGTAGTGGCATTTTGCCATCTGTGATTCTAGCTTCACTAAATCCACAACTACCACAAACCTTTGGAACATATCCACTATCAAATAATTTGTTTTTAAATTTATGAAGTGGATAGTGAAGATGTTTACCATCTATCAATTCCTCTATGTGATACTTTTTATTTTTGATTGCTTTTGCTTTCTCAATACCAATACCATATGGATTTTTAAGGTCTTCAAAAATTCCATAAAGTTTTGCATACTTTTTGTAAGTATTGTAAGATACTCCCAATAATCTAGCTGCTTCAAACGCTGAACGAGATTTTTCTTGTGCTGCTTTTATCTGTGATTCAAGAAGTGGTTTTGCTCCCAATCCTCGTTTGCCCTTCGGTGTTTCATCTAAATTAGGGAAAAAATTATCCGTTTGTTCCATACTTATAACATTTAATTATAACTATAAGTATATCAAACTATAAAATTATTTATATAAGATATAATTTGTTCCGATATTTTCTTTGAACCGAATATGGAATTATGTCCATCCAAACTAAATCCATCGGTTGCATCTTTGAATGTATATTTTTGTTCACGTATCCACCATACCAAATCGTATGAATAATAGTTTTCAACAGGATGATACCCCGTTATATTTTCATCTAAAAAAAACTTAACTGAATTTTCATCTATTACTTTTTGGATTTCGGAACACCTGTCGTAATTGATATATTTATTACTATTTTTTTGAATAGAATGTAATCTATTATTTGTTTGTATAAAAACAAATTTTATATCATGTAATTTAAAAAGTTCTAATAAAATAAACAATTTAGAAAGTTCATCCTTTGCTGATATTTCCAAATCGAAACATTTCTCATAAAATTCACGTGTATATTTGAAGTTATTATCTTCTATAAAATCAAAATTATCATTATTTGATACAAAGTTACAATATCTTTCTTGATTTAAAAAATAAAACTCATCTCTTCCAATTGGTGGTATTTCCAATAAAAAAAGAGTATTTTTTAATTCATCTTTGTTTGAATTAATAATATAATTAATTGTTTTTCTAAAAAGTCTATTTAAAGAACCTCCAAAAATTGATTCATTTAAAAGTTCAGCTTGATAATTTTTTGCAATCAATGCTGCGTAATTAAAGTTTTCTCTAACCCAATCATATTCATTAAAAGGTTGAAAAACATTTGGATTTGTGTAGTGTGTATTTTCTTTTTGAATATTTGTTTTTCTACATTTTTCTTCAAAAATAGAAATATCTATATCCTTTGTTTCTTCAAAATATTTAAATAACCAAGGATTATTGTGGTGATGTCCCCACATAAAACTACAACCGTTTGCATATATTTTAGTAAACATCAAGTCAACATTTTAATCAATTTACTGAATGTTTCATCTACTGAATTTGATGTATCTAAATCTACAAAAAATTCAATAGGTGGTTCGTAATCCAATGCAAACTTATCTTCTCTACCTCTCATTTTTTTAGTGTGACAATATATCTCTACAACTTTGCACTCTGACTTAAGTTGTTCTCTCAATTTTATATATGGTGATACCAATGATACAACTACATCAATTCCTTCGGAATCTAAATATTTTGCAATATCCATTGCTTTTTGAATATTCTTTTCTCTACCTTCTCTACTATAATCTGTATTTGGAAATAGTTCTCTTAATTTATCCCCATCAATATGTAATACGGATTTTCTCCAATTACGCTTTTCCGTCTGTAACCACCATTGTAACTTTTTAGCCAATGTAGTTTTTCCACTACCAGGTTGGCCTGTAAACCAATATATCATAACTTATTTCCTTTTTAATGCAAATTCTGCTGCTTTATATGCTTTTGTATTTTTATCGTATGCCAATGCTGATTTAATTTTAATCATTTTACCGGTATCAGGATTTTTTACTTTCTTGTCTAAATCTTTTGGTAATAGTGATTTTAAACTCATATCATTTCCTTTCGGTTGTTCTTTTTTAGTAGGCATTTCTTTTTGTTTTTCTGAATGATTAAATTTCTTTTCAGGTGCTTTTGGAACCTCATGCTTTACATGTTGAACCTTCATTTTTATATTAGGATATTTTTCTTTTAGTTTACTTACTGCTGCTACATTTTTGTGAGAATCATCAATAAAGAAAACATCATTATATCCTTTCTTAATTTTATCCTCAATCCAATCTGCTTTCTTTTGTGGGTCAGAATCACCTAATGCAACTACATACATACCATCCAAACCAATATCTTTTAAATAATCTTTAACTGGTTTGTATGCACTTCTTGCTGTAAGAATAACAACTTTTCTTTGTCCTTCTGATTTTGCAACGGTCTTTAATAACTTTGTAATCCCTTTTATTTCTTGTGGTTGTTGTACTTTTTCAAAATCAGAAAAATCAAATTGGTCATCTGCTTTTGGTTCATATATTGCATATTCGCCTGGTGTAAGTTTTGATTCTTTACCACCACTATGCTTTACATATATAAATGAATTTGTCTTAACCAATGTATCATCAAAATCAAATACTCTTAATTTTTTGCCAGAAGGCAATTCTTCTTCGTTGATTGTTTTGAAAGCATTGGCGAATGGATTGGAATATACCTTTCCAAACTCAACCTTAAATCCATTCCACATATTTGATATGAAATTATTAACCATTTAGAACTTGTCTTTTTGATTTGGTTTTTTTATTAAGTTCTTCGTTTTCTTTTGTAAGGAATTCCACCTTCACACTCAATGCTGCTACTTCCTTTGTAAGTGCTAATACCATACCACGCAATTCATCTTTTTCTTTTGAAGATTGTGATAAGAGTATTTCTAACTTCGCAATACGGTCTTTGCAATCATGTCTGATAAATTCATCATCCTTTTCTTTTTTCATCGCTCTTTTTTCATAGAAACGAAATGCGGTTGTTCCGCCTAATACTGTGATTGCTGTGATTAATACCGAATATATATTTTCCATTATTCTTCTCCCTTATCACCAAGCTCATGATAGCCGGTGTTAGCTTGGTTAATAAATTGCATTGCTTGTGAAATGTGGTCTGTAATCCAACCTGGAAGGTTTTTTTCTTGCGTTCCTATTTTACCTTTAAGTTCGGTAGCATTCTTCATTATATCTTCTAACTGACCCATAGCCATACCAACTTCGTGGTCACCGCCTGAATCTGCTTCTTGCACTTTGTGCTTTAGTAATTCTGTCATTTTATTGAACACTTGCTCACCACCATCTTCACCTAATCGGTATGCTCCACCCATTTTTTCGTAAATCTTAATCCTATTTTTCATAGGCATTGATTTTTCTGCAAGTTTATTCCAAATTTTTGGATGCGTTACTTCAAATTTCATAGTTATATTTGTTGTATATACCCATATAAATATTGAAAAAATTCAGAATGTCCATTTTTTCCAAAATGTCTATCATCATTTGATTGCCACCACTCTGGTTTGCTGTTACAATAATCAATCCAACACTTTTTTCCAAATGGATTTACATAGTTTTTAGGATACTTTTCTACCAATTTATCAAATAAAGATAATCCACATTTATCCATATTCCAAAATAAAAATTTTATTCCCTTACTTCTCAACGAATCTATAATAAAATTGTATTGAAGTAATGTAGTATGTGTGTATTGTAGCATTGAATTTTCACTAACCCACTTTTTTTGATAAAATTCTATTTCATAATCTTCATACCCATCTGTGTTGTTATTTCTTAAATCTATACCTCTATCTTTATAAAAATCATATATCCTATCATAAAAAGTCAATCCAATTATTACAATATCCGAATAATCAATTTTTTTAATATCTAAATTTTTGTAAATAGAATTTAATATGCCGAAATTTGATATTCCAGCGGATGCATGGTTTTTCAATTCGTAACCTAATTTTTCCGATAATAATACTGGCCAACTATCTTTTTCTTCTATTTCATTGATTGTAGAAAAATTAGTTGAAAATGAATCTCCAAAAACAATTAAACTTTTCATTATAAAACTTTTTTTTCTCTTTTTGTTTTTGAAGTTGCAAATGATAATATTGTGAATCTATTATGTTCACCAATTACTTTTTCAACTGCGTGGGATGTATCAAAAGTTTCTAAATCAATTATTGCAACCGTTCCAAATTTTGGTATTACTTTATGAGCAACTTCTTTATCCATAGTGTTTTTTGTATTTCTTAAAATTAAGTTACCACCCCATTCCTCTTGCCATTCTTCATTTAAGTAAATTAGTATAGCACAAGTATTCTGATATTCCTCTCCTTGTCCATCGTTATGGTCTTTTAAAAAACATCCTTCATTATATAATGTCCATTGTGTACCCATATTTACATCAATATCTGTTTTGCCATAAAAATATTCTAAAATACTATAAAAAATTTTAGTAATATCTTTTGAAAAACTATCATCAGGAAAATTTGCATCACATTGTAACCATATTTGGTCTATACCACTTTCATCATATTTTTTTAGTAAATCAATTTTTTTAATATTAGATAAATCATGTGTATCATATTCTTCGGAACTTTGTACAATTTCTTCACCATGATAATCAAATCTTAATCTTTTAAATTTTTTAGGATATTCTAAATCCGTTACTTTATATTTTATTTTTTCTAAAACTGATATTGATTTATCATCAAAATCTTGCAAATTAAACTCACAATATCCTATTTTATGTAATTTATTTTTTGCTTCTGTTAGTTTCATTTTCTAAAAATTTATTTACTTCAATTTCCCAATTAGAATGAGCGATTTGTTTAAATTCTTCTTTTCTGTCTTTTATAGATAAATATTTCCTTATACTTTGATTAGGTCGGTTTTTGTGGTTTTCACCGATTATTAAATTTTCTAAAACAAATTGGCCTACCAATTCTTCTTTTTGTGATAGTAAAGAACCACATACCATAACAAAAGTATCTTCCAATCCATAATGTCCAAATGATTCGGGTATTCCAATCCTATCTAATAATGGTTTTGAAATAAGAGTAAACCAACCACCTGCAAATTTTAATGCGTTTATTTGTGCAACATTTACCTCTTCCAATTGTGGTAATCCATCTGCGTAAATATTAGAATTTAAATGATAATTAATTGATTTATTCCAATAGTTTTTATTTACTATAATATCCCATGTATTATCCCATTGCTTTACAAATTGTGGAGTAACTACAAACATATCCATACCAGCTGCTTTTATCATTTGATATGCCGATGTTGCGTAATATAGTGTAGTATCTTTAAATACCATATCAGTATCTAACCAAATAAAAAAATCTGCATCTTGGTTGTTTCTTAAACTATATCTTCTCTGTGATACACATCCTAAAACTTCATTTGTATCATGTACAATTTCCCACTTACACCAATCTAAATATTTTTGGCATAACTCAATAGAACGTTCTCTAATGTATTCTTTTGGTATTTTACTATTTTCCCAATCCGTTAATTCATCGGATAGACACATAGTAATTTCAATACCATACTCAACTGATGGGTCTATGAATACCGAATTTCTTTTTAATCTTTCCAACGTTAATGCCAAATCTTCTAATTCTTGTGGCATTGCAAATATACTAATTATACCTTTCATAAATCTCTCTTTTTATTTGTTCAATTCTATCGTATTGATGAACTATGTAAAATTTATCTCCATTTTGATTATAGAATTTTCCATCTTTATATATAGGGGTTGGTTCGGTTATTGGAAATTTATCTTTATTTACCCAAACGGTTCCTAATTGTGTTATAAATCCTCTTTCTTGTTCTACAAATTCTACACTATGTTTGTAATGGTCTAATCTTAATAAAATATTATATGCCGCCTGGTCGGATAGCTGTTGTGGGTTTGCCGTTGTTTTGCTCCATCTGTAAATATCAATAAATAGGTCTCTTATTGCTTCCTTTTTACCAACAATAGTTCCTGCACAATAACTGATTTGTTCTTTCATTCCAAACTCCCATTCCATAGGAAATGTTGTTCCACTATTTACACATGCCCAAGGGTCATCTTTCAAATGAACACATTCACTAAATGCAAGTATATTTTTGTTCATATGTTTATCTAACCATTCTATTGGGTCTTTTTGAAATATAACATCCTTTACATCGGTCCAAATTATTACATCAGTTTCGTATTGATGTAGTAATGCGTACATATCTCTAAACCTCTGAAGAATGATGTGTTCCTGTAGTTCTGATTGTACTATTAACCATTCTTTTTTAGTTAAATAGTCAACCACTTCTTTAGATACATCATAGACCAACATTAACTTTTCACCCTTAAATCCACTCTGTTCAATTGATTCAACATATGGTTTAATATCGGTTACATTATATTTGGTTATACATCCTACTATTGTGTATTTCATTATAACGATTTAATTATTTCAATATCTTTTATATAATCAGCAATCTCATAATCTCTCCAATTTGTATAATTTGGATATAAATCGGGTCTTTCTCCATACCAAGTTTGTACGTGATTTGGATTTTGTAATACTTCAAACCCGCCGGCCATAATAACTAACTGCGCCAAACAATCCGACCATCCGATTAATTTACTTTGTTTTGCAATCATATCATAGTTTAATTCCAATATTGGTCTAAATTTTTCCCAACTATTAATCCACTTTTGACAATCAATTATAAATCCTCCGCCTGCACCATATCCTTTATTACCGAATATGTTTAAAGGTATATTGGTGTTTCCTCCAACCTCTTTAATTACATATAATAAAAATTCAGGCATTGTATTTGTATTATATTCAAACCCTGCAATTCCAAATTCTTTATCTAAAATAGAAATTGGTTTTAAAATAAAACTATCTTCTTCCAAAATAATCATAAATTTAGAATCAGATTGTTTACATGCCCAATATATGTTATCGCACCAAAGTATTGAATTATCTTTTGGCCAACATTCTCTTCCAACATTGTGTTGTTGGTGATTTCCTGGATAACCTATTTGAAATGGATTTTTTTTAATGTTTGCATTCCATTTATCTGCAATTTTTTTGTAATTATCATAATCACCATCACAATCTACCGTTATAAAAATATCAGCATCTCCATAAAATTCTCTAAATTTTCTGAAACAATGGTCTGCCGCCTCCCATTTTTTATAACCCCATAAATATGCATTTAATAATTTCATTTATTCAATTGTTATTGTTGGAAATAATATAATAAATTTTCCATCATATCCATCATTTCTTAAACTATCAATAATAACATCTTTAAAGTTATGTGCTAATATCAATATATAATCCGGCTTATTATTTTTTAAATACTCTCTACTTTTAATTTGTATTCCTGTTCCTGGAATAAACTTTTCTTGTTTTAAATCGGTATCATCTATAACGACATCTAATATGTTATGGTCTATCTTCGCACTATTTAAAAATATACATCCTTTAGCTGCTGCACCGAATCCAAATATTTTTTTATTATCCTTTTTTATTGATTTCAAAAACTCATTAGAATCTGAAATGTGTTTTTCGATTATACTTCCCCACTTTCTATAATATTCTTCGGTTATAGTTTGCTCACTTTCAATTGCCATATCTACTCCCCAACAAGGTTGCCAAGCTTCTCCCAAATCTCCTGTGTGGCTTATTAACAATCTTAAACTTCCTCCGTGTATTGATTGTGGAATTACTTTTATTATTCTCAAACCAAATTTTTCTACCAATTGCTTTAGTGGTTCTAGTAAATAAAAATAAACATGTTCGTGATATATTTGGTCAAATTGTTTGGTTTCCATATTTGTTTTCCAATATGGAAATTCTAAACACCATATTCCAAATTTATCAAGACTTATTGATATTGCTTCAACAAAATCTACGATTGGTGGTGTGTGCTGAAATACATTAGTTGATGTAATTAATCTAAATTTTTTATTTAATTTTTTAGCAGTTTCAACACCCCAAAATGCATTATATGTAGGTACTCCTTTTGCCTCACTTAATTTTGTAAGATTTTTAGATGCATCAACATTTAGAACATCTAATTCTGAATTCTTTTTTAAGAACGTTTGTAATAACGTCCCGTCATTTCCACCGATATCCAATACTTTATCTCCAGCCTTTAAAGATAAATAAGTATTTACAAATCCATACATTTCTTCACAATGTTTTGCAAATGCTTTTACCACACCGGATTTATATGCATATTGCGAAAACATTAAATTTGGGTCTACATTTTCAGTAAGACATGATAATTTACTTTTTTTAAAATACTGAACCGTTAGTGGATATCTTTTACAATTGATGGATTCTTCTCTCGTAGTAGACAGATTATTTACCAATGGCATCAATCCTAAATCAATGTATGTAAATCTATCCGAATCGCCTGTGATTGGACAGTTTGTAACCTCTGTAACTTCTTTCATTTATACTTTTATATATTCATTAATTAAACATTCTACTCTGTAAGGTGCTTCATCTTTACATTCAAAAATTGATGTTAGATTTCCATTATGATTCGAACCTATAAAAAATTCAACAGTCAATGGATTTGCATTACCTAATAGTTGAGTATCATACAAATACTTTTCATCTAACGTTTTTATATAATTAGATTTAGACCACCAATATGTTCCGCTGAAATGTGGATAGTATCCAACGTGAGTATCTTTTCTTAAATTACAACCGACAGCATCACTACCACTATCCAATAATTGAACACATTCTTTCCATCTATATATTAAATTATAATCCATAGAATATCTCCACATAGTGTTATTTATACCCGTAGTTGAAACTGCTTTTGTATGAAAATACATTATGTAACAATCATTTTCTTTTACATACTTTGATAGTAACCTCATAGTTGGTTTTTCTCCATCACTGTCGGTATGAATTATCGGAAAGAATTTTTTATAAGTTTTTAATAGTTCTACAAACCAAATTATATCTGTTATAGATTTAGCAGAAATACCTGTAAATATATAATCTACCTCATTATATAGTCCTGATGTTATTAATTTATAAATTGTTTTATTTTTTCATATGCATTTTGGGACTTTGTTAATACACCAAGTCCTGCGGAATTGGTTCTATTAAATTTAAACCCATCTAATTCATTAAAAAATTTTCCAACGGTTTCTGGAAAAGATTCAGTATCATGAAATAATATTACAGCATCATCATTACAAAATCCTATCCAATTCTCATAATCTTTTTTTACAGCTTCATAAGAATGAAACCCATCGACATGAAGTATATCAATTTTTTTATCCCAACTTTTAGCCGCATCTGCAAAATCAGATTTTATAAATTCTATATTAGATACTCCATACCATTTTATTAAGTCCTGATACAGATTATCTACATCATTTAATGTATCTCTATGCCCAGCGTGGTCATCACCTTGAAACCAATCAATTCCATATATACTACCAATTTGTGGATATGCAAAACAAAATGTTGAAAACCCATAATCAACTCCCAAATCTACTACTACATTTGGATTAAATGTTTCTACTAATTTCATTGCAAATAATCCATGCCCTTTCCAAGCAGAATCATATCTCAATAAAGTTTCTATATATCTATTTTTCATTTTGATTTAATATTATTTCGTTAAAAGGTAATGGTATTAGTTTAAAATTTACACTATCTATTTTAGTTATATTTTGTAATTCTCCTATGTGGTTAATATATCTAAAAACATTTTGTTCTCCACCAGGTATAATTTTTGTGGTATTTATAAAATCAATTGTATATTTAAAATATCTATTTGACATGTTTGTTATTGATTCCGTAGTTCCAACCATTATATTATCATCAAACATATCCGAACCAACCCAATGATTTGCTGCAACATATAATTTCTTTTCTTCAATTTTATTCTTTACAAATTCTATAAACATATCCACATCTAATAGTGTAATATCAAATCTGGATTTAATAACAACATCATATTTTTTATTAAAATTATATGAATAACTTTCTAATAATTGAATGACTTTATTAATCGTATATGCCTGATTCATTCCGTGATATGATTGATTTTCATAATTAGCATCTTTCGGTATTAAATCAATAAATCTATGTGGACTTGAAACTTCTATTTCTTTTGGGGAAAAATCATTTATTAATTCATTAACATCTATATCCACTCTACCTCTATCTTGCCCATACCAAGTATGAATAAAAACATCAGCTCCTAATTCGGATATTACTTTATTCCATTGTTCTAATACTTGTTTGTATCTTCTTGGCTGTCCGTAAAAACAAATCGCTACTTTCATATTAATTCTTTATACTTTAAAATCTCATCCGTACATATTGCATGGCAGATTCCCAAATCACCACCATATCCCCATTCGGGCATACAACATATTGAATTTTTTAATAATTCTTTTCCAGGATATACCCAAATCATACCATTTGATATTAAGGTGTAATCATCATTTGCATGCCAAAAGTATTTTAAGTTGTTCCATTTATTAAACCTTTCTAAAGCTGCTGCATTTTTACAATGAATCCACAATTTAGGATTGAAAAAATAATCAGAATAAACTTTGTATTGTGGTTCATCATGTCCTAAATACCAACCATCCGATGTCCACCACACATCAATCTCAACATCATATCCTTCTTTCAAAGCTTCATTTATGTAATCAGGATGATTTTCACGGCTTGGTATTCTGCCATCTATATTTCCTCTGTGTGCTATTAATATCATTTGTGATGTTCTAAATAGTGAACTAAATCTTCAGGTGTTCCCAATCCCCACATTTTTTCAATATGAAATGGTTTAATTTTTTTACCTTCTTGAATTGCTTCGTTATATACAGGACTAACATAAAATTCATTATTTGTTCTGATATTCTTTTGAATCATTTGTTCTGCGTACTTAACATATTCCGAACCCTTTGCCCAATAATAAATTCCAACTATTGCTATATCGGAAATTGGATTTTTTTCTGCTAATTCTGTAGCGTATCCATTCTCATCAATTTTTGTAAATGACCATTTAGGATGAGTTGCTTTGAATGTTAGGAATCCACCATCTAATTTTTGCTCAATCATTTTATACATAAACTCATTACTATCCCATTCAACGAATTGGTCGGAGTTTGCCATCAAAAGCGGAGCATCGTTATCAATATGTTCTTTTGCTAATAGGGTTGTACAAGCCGCACCTTCGGTTAATCCATCTACCTCAACTATCTTACAACCAGGAGTTATAAGATTTAGAAGAGTATCTAAATTATATTTTGCTCTATGTTCTTTTTGAACTACATAAATATAATTTGCTTCAATGTTAAGATTATCTATTACAACCTGAATCATTGGTTTTCCATTAACATCAATAAGGGGTTTTGGAAAAGTATATCCTGCTTTTTCAAATCTACTTCCAGCCCCTGCCATCGGTATTAATATGTTCAAATTACCACCTTGCCATTTTGGAGTATTCATATTATCTGTTTTTTCTAATTTACTAAATATTTTTGATAACACCAAATCTTTTGGGTTATCAACTCTTAACACATTTGCTCTACTTCTACTTGCTGCTAAAAGACCTGGTGGTGAATCCTCTACAATAAGAGTTTCTTCAGGTAACACACCCATCATACTCATAGCCTTCCAATACATTTCAGGGTGTGGTTTAGAGTTCTTTACATCCTCATTAGAAAGAATTAAATCCATATACTCAATAAGACCTATCTTTGAAAGTATAACCAATACAGAACGCCTAATTGAGTTTGAGCAACATGCTAACTTATAACCTTTATCACGCAACTCTTTGAATATTTCAATTAATCTTTCATCTAACTTTAATTGAGATATTGCTTCAATAGTTAGGTGTTGCTTTCTATACCAAATACTATCATAAAATTCGGGATGCAATCCTTTGTTTTTTGTAAGTAATTCTAACTTTTGAGTTGTTTTTAATCCATCGTAAATTGAAAGATGTTCAGCTTCTGATATAACATACTTTGGGTCTATTTCTGCCAATGCTTCATTCAAAGTATCATAGTGTATTTGTTTAGCTTCAACCAAAACACCATCCATATCAAAAATTATTAACTTTATCATAACCTATATTTTTCTGCTTCTATATTTTTTAAATATTCAATATCTTCTTTTTTCAATTGTTGAATTGTACCCAAATTACTTCCTATGTAGTTTATATAATTATTTGCCGCAATGGTTTCATCATCACTTAATATAATAGAATCTGGCCAACTATAAGATTCAATACACTCTTTATCTTTCCAATCTAATGAAAATTCTTCAAAACTATTTATGTGTTCTTTTATATATTCTTTTGAAAGTTTATTAATCTGTGAAACGTAATATATTCCATCATAACAATCATTGGATGAAATGATTAACCCGTGATTTTTTAAAAAAATAATATCTTTTAATTTTTCTTTTTTTAATATTTCTTTTGTTAATTGATATCCAGGATTAAAATAATTTATAAAACTATATTCAAATAAATTCGTAAATATTTTTTTAATAACTTCTTCTGCATTTTCCAAACAAAGAATACAATTCAAATAAATTGGATGCAAATGAAAAACATACTTTTTAAAACCGGTATGAAAACCCGTTTCCATAGATGGTTTTTTATATATTGAATTTTTTACAGAAGCCAATAAAAACTTATGCAATTCTTTATCAGAAGTTAAATTATCAATATTAAAATTTTTATAATCTAATATACTATAACCAGCTGAATAATTTACATTTTTAATTTTTCCACCACTTTCTTTTATTATAAGTTTGTTATCTATCTTTGCAGAAATGTTTCCACCTTTTGATTGTACAAGTGGTAAACTTTCACCAATTGTTTTATTTACCCACTCAAAAATATGTAATTCTTTATGTAATTTTTTTAGAAAATCTAATAATAAATAATCAACATCTTTTTTACAATCTATTTGGATTTCGGAACCTCTTTTAATTTTTATAATAACATCTGCTTTTTGTAATTGCACCCTTTTTATTTTCTCTGAATCTGATTTTCTTTTTTCAATTAAATCTAAAACATCATCTCTCTTATATCCTCTTTCAATAGTATCTCTTTTTATTTTTAAATCGATTCTCAAGTCTTCATCTATATCAATATAAATTTTTAAATCAGAAAGTGTTTCGGCCTCGATTGTATAAAACGCATGTAATCCTTCGTTTATAATATATTTGTTTGGATGTATTGTAATCATATCTCCAAACTTACCAGTATGGTGGTCGTATTTTTTTCTTAAAACTTTTACACCTTCTTTTAAACTTAACAATTGTAAATCACCTAATTTAAGATTGTTGGCATTAGGATTTAAGTGAGTAATTTTTTCCCAATTTGTATCACCTCTTTCCCATCTGTGCAAATCATCTCCAGATATCAAAGTTGTATTTTCGTATCCATAATATAATCGGATAAAATTTGATATTGTCGATTTACCGGAGCCGGAATCACCTGCTATACTGATTATATATGGTTTATGCTCTACCATATTTCTGCCAATCATTGTGCATAAATAATCCTTCGTTGTGTCCGACTTTATAATTTTGTTGGGCCCACCACTTGCTGATGTTTCCTTCTAATCCTATACCTTCTCCTGCGAATGGTCTAACAACATCTAAATAAAATTGTTTTTTATAAAGACATGGATTATTTGTCCAATTACCATATCGAGATGTAGTCCAAAACATATCTTCCGATTTTTCAATTAAATCAGGAAACTTTTCAGCAGGGTCGCACCAATGTACCGAATCCAATAAGTGTGGAGATGTACATTCAATTTCTTTATCATAGTAATCTAATTCTCTTCCTTGATATTGAAATGAGAAGTGTGGATGTCCGGGATTCTTTCTGTGTCTTAAACGAACTACATCCATTCCCATTTCAATTGCCGATACACTTCTCTTTAATGTGTTGTATGTGGTTTCCCTATCTTCAATTAAATTCCAATCATGTTCTAATACTAAAACATAATCTTGCTTTGCATTTTCTGTAAGTTTTATAAATGCCTGTCCGATTCCGATATTAGAATTCATTCCAATAATATTCAAACCAAAGTGTTTTGCTATTTGGTAATCTTGCTGATTAAATTCTTGAAACAAAATGGTCACATCATCTACCATATCAAATAATCCATTATTGTAATAAGTTGTTAATGTATCTACTAAAACTTGGCCGCTATTCCAACTTAATATTCCTATGCTAATTGGTAACTTTTTCATAATTTTATTTTTTCCAAAATGAATAAATTCCTTTTTCTAATTCATAATTTCCCCAATGAAATCTATCTCTATTAGGTTGTTGTTTTGCCCACTCCCACATTTTAGTCAAACCTTCTTTTAATGTTGTTTTATGTTGAAATCCTAATATGTCTACTGATTTTTGATGGGTTGGTATTGAATGTTTTACTTCGTGTCTTGCTTCTTTATATACAACCTCACCATTACTAATTACTTCTAACAAAGTTTTATTTGCATTATTTATTGTCCATTCTTCAACTCCACCTAAATTAATGATTTCGTTTGATGCTTCCGGTTTTACTGCAGCATTCCAAAGTGGTTCTAATATATCATCAATATAACTAAATGCTCTCTTTTGTTCACCATCACCAAATATGGTCATTGCTTCGTTATTCATGTACTGATACATCCAAATTCCTAAAACATTACGATACCTATCCCAAATGTTTTGCTTAATGCCATACACATTGTGTGGACGAATTATACACCAATCTAATCCATGTTGTTCGCCCGCAATTTGAATATCCATTTCACAAGCATACTTTGCTACCCCATAAGGGTCAATTGGTTTTGGAATTTGTGATTCATCAAATATCCCATAATTACCATGTCCATAAACTGCCAATGTAGATGTAAATACCAATCGCTTTACATTATGTTTTATACATTCATTGATAACCTGTGCAGTAGCAAGTAAATTATTTTCATAATTATACTTTCTTATAAATGGTGATAATCCTTCTGCGGCATATGCTGCAAAATGAAATACATAATCTATATTGTGAATTTCAAATATTTCTTTAAAAGCATCTTCATTTATGTTAATTTGATAAAATTCAACATTTGAATTTACATGCTCTTTATAACCACCACTCAAATCATCTACACCAATAATTTTTATTTCGGGTTTAGTTTCTGCAATCCAATCTGCTAATCTACTCCCCAACAGACCCGCTACCCCTGTTATTAAAACTTTCATATTCTTTTATTAGTTTATCTACAACTTGAATTTGTGTATAATTGTTTAGAACTTTTTGCATACCATTGAATGCTATCCTTTCTCTTTCCTGTTCATTTTCATTGTAATAGTTTATTTTTTCTATACAATCGAACATATCGTTGTATAAAACTATCTCTTCACCTTCTACAAATAACTCATTCAATTTTGCTTCTTCTGGTAAACGGTCTGTTATTACCATCTTACCACAAGCCATACCTTCGAACAATCTACGAGTCACTTCTTTCCAACGACTGTTTTGGATAACCATCAAACCACTATTAATAAATTCAGTATGCTTATTTACATCCATACCATTTTGGTTTCCAATTACTCCTTCTGCCCAGTTTGTAAGGTAATCAAGAAATTGAGAACCACCTGGTCCTCTAGTTGTAACTGCAACATATTTTGGTTCTACGTTCATTGGAAATTGAACTGCCGTATCTGCCCAATGTGTAATCCATCTTACATTTATGCCACGGGTTTTATATTCTTCATATGCATTTGCGGCTGGCGTTATTGTTAAATGAAAACGATTTGCTTTTGGATAGTTTCTATCAAAGTTTTGTGGGTCATCACCACTTTCTTGTATCCAAAATGCATTTGGTTTTAAAGATTTATCCAACCATTTTGAATCAAATCTACCCCAATCCATAAATAAAACAATATCTGTGGGTGTATCTTGTTGAATCCATAATTGTAATTGAGAATCATCCCCATTTGGTATTGAAACTATTTCGGTTTCCCATCCTCTTTTCTTAAATTCATTAAGTAAAGACATTGGTGTTGACCAAATTTCACCATCTTTATAATCGTATATGAATGTTATTTTATTTTGCATATTCTTCTCTTTTAAAATAGATTTCATAATTGTTTATCACATCATTATTATATGGTGAGTATGGATTCCATTCTGTTCCATTTTGTATAAAGTTTACTTCTGCTGCAGACCTATTTGCTTTAATTCCTGTCAAATCTAAAGTTTTTGCATATTTAGGTTTCATCCACCAAAAATTTCCAGAATAATGTAACTTAAAATTTCCTATCTGACTTAATAAAACACCATATGTATTAAAATCGGTATTATCAAAAATTCTAAATACACTTTTATGTTTTTCGATTAAAAAATATTGCATCATTCTTCTCCAAGATTTCACATTCTCATAAACTGCTTCTTTTTGTTTTGATGCACCTTTTGTATGAATATATAAAATATAATCTGTATCGGGAAGTTTATCTTTATCTTCCATTATTAAATCCAAAGTAACAAATTCATTTCCTTTACATCTAATATCTCTTATTATATAATTTGGTTTATTAAAATTATAAAATTTTTCTATAATAGTTTTAGATGATATGTTTTCATTGGCAATAGAAATTCCAACATTTAATGTATAAGGAAAATCGAAGTGTTTTTGAATGAGATTTATTTGCTCATCAATTATAGATTCTACTCCCTCAACAGCATATATGTGATAATAAACATGTACCATTATAACGTTGAATAATAATCGTTTTGTTTTTCCTGTCTTTGAATTGTTTTTGGATGTATAATACAATACACTTCTTCAGGTGGAAATGCTGTATAATTTTGAAATCCCACAATTCTTTCGTGCACTTTACCACTCCAACCAATCTTATCCGAATTTTTATAGATACGTGTCTGAACATCGGGGAAATTAACCCACCCTTTCTCATTTACATTCCATCCCCACTTTTCAATATGTGCTTCAGTTAATCCTTCAACGGTATTTATACGTGGAACTACAATCAAATCCTTATCCACATTGTTTTCCAAAATATCTTCTAAATTAACAATAAGATTTGAGTCTAAATATTCATCTGCATCCAATTGGAATATCCACTCACCTTTACATTGTGAGTTTAATAAGTTCTTCCATTGTGCGAAATCATTATCAAATTCCGATTCTATTAAGGTAATATGGTCTGCGTTTGCTTGTAATTCCAAATACTCAACCATTTCAGCCGGTGCTTTTGGCATATCCAATAAAACAACTACTTCGGAATCTTTACCTTTGTAATTTAATAATTGTGTAACTAATCTAATAATTTCTTCGTGCTCATTACAAGCCGTAATTGCGTAACTTAATTTCATAATATTAACTATTTGTATAACTCCAACTACTACCACTTGGATAAGAGTATGTAGTTGATGTGTTTATAACTCCCGTTCCACCTACACCAATTGAAAATCCACCATCATTAACTTTTGCCAATTCTTCCTGTATTTCATCCCATTGCGCTGGTGTAATATTATATGAGTTTGCTGCTTTTGAAAATCCCTTTAACCAAATAACAAATTCTTTTGATGTCATAACAATTTATTTAAAAATTCAATAATTTCTTTTGCTAATTCTTTATGCCCAACTTCACCATAGTGTCCATCTTTTACGACATTATTAATATGCTGTGCAACTTCTTCTGTTATATAAGTTCCATCTACACATGCTTTTTCTACACCGCCTTTGAAAGATGTTGCCCAAAATTGTTGCCACATTATTCCATATGGTTTTTGAGATGCTATTCTATATCGCATTATGGGCGACCAACCAAAAGTAACTATATCACCCGATTTTATATCTTTATGATTTAGCATAAAATCATCAAATATTTGATTGGGTGATGATCCAGAAACTCCTTTATTTATTGGTTCAAATCCAAAATGTTCAGCAATAAATTGACAATGAGTGTTTGCTCTTCTTCCCAACCAATCTGTATATGGTCCATCACCACCTATCGGAGCAGTCATTGAATCTCCAAATGTCCAAACTGAATTCATAACCTATTATACATTTCTTTTTTGTGATTTAATATCTATTCCAACTACATTTTTATTTTTAGGTGTAATTTGATTTACATCCATATTAAGTTCTACCACTTTTCTCAATCCACTTATTTTATAAGTTCTATAAGAATCACTGGTTATTGTAGGCATTTTACTTATAGTTTTTTCATATATTTGTTTTGCATTACCCCTCATTTGTAACCTTTCTGTTTCCTCATTTACAAATTTACCAAAAAATCTTTTAATTGCATTTGGGTTTACATTTGAAACTTTTATACAATGTATAATATCTTTTGCTTTGGAAACAAACAATGTAAAAACAATAGGTCCTGTGGTTTCCGTAAATCTTCCTTTCTCACCATCAACATATTCATATTCTTTTATTAGGTAAAATTTACCTCTTGTCATTTTATTTGCAGATATTACATTTTTATCATCTACAAATTTACGATATATTGGGTTATAGTTTGACATTATTTATTTAACATTTTTAATTTAGGTAGTTGCAATTGCTGAAACTTCGGTTGTACTTTAGTATAAATACCATACTGATTTAAAATTTCATCAAACAATTTAGTCATTTTTCCTAAACTAAAATTTTGTTTGTTCTGCTTACCCAATTGAAATGCCGCAACTTTGTATTTATCATAATTTTTGTAAACATCTTTGATTTTGGATAATGCTTTTGAAATATTTACATTAAACCATTGTGAATCTTTTAATAGAAATTGGTCTGCGGCCGATTCATGTACGTTTTTTAATTCACCATCTAACAATACCGCACCTTCTTTTAAGAAATCCAAATGCCCACTCCAATTACTTACTAATATGGGTTTGCCCGTTAAACTAAATTCTAAAAGAGGTCTACCAAATCCTTCACCCTTTGTAAAGTTCAACATTGCTTTTACCTTTGGATGTTCATATAAACCATTTAATTCATATGGATTCATATCCCCATGTATTAAATAAACAGGAACTTTTCCATAATCTTTTGCAAGTGCATGTCTGATTTTTGATACGATTCCCTCTCTATCCAAAACACTAAATGTTGCTGATGATGTTTTTAATACCAATGCTGGTTTTATTTTTTCATCTCTAAAAGCCATTGCAAAAGCTTTAATCATCATACCAATATTTTTTCTATCTTCTCCCTCATCTCCCTTTAACCAATGTCCTACAAATAGAAAAGCAAAATCTTCTTTTACTTCATTCAATACATCAATTTGTGCAACTACATCTGTCCCAAAATCGTTTTCATTGAATCCTTCGAAAAGAATTTCAACTGGTTTTTCAATTTTATGCTGACGGATTAGTTGACCTGTTTGTTGATTTGCTTCGTTATAAACCGTTCCAATTAAACTTTTCTTTGCATGTTCAGATGGAACAATAATCAAATCCATTCGGTTACAACCTTGAATCCAATCCAACGCACATACCGTTGTTTCGATGCCAGCTGTAATTCCGATATTATAATGTCCTAATGGTTGAAATTCATTTGGTACTGTGACTTGTACATAAATGTCCGGCTTTTGTTGAATAGATGGTACGATATTATCTACAATCCATTTATGAAATTCATTATTATAATTAAGTGCATCCATTGGAGTATTACCCCAACGAGTACTAATTACTTTAATATCGAATTTATCTAATTTATAAAGTGATTGTAATAAATCTCTCGCGTGGTCACCATATCCACTTCTCGTTGCTACCGGTGCTTGAAATATTAATGTTGGTTTCATATTGTAACTAATTGATATTTTTTAATAGGTTTCCAATTTGCAAATGCTCCTTCCATACCATCCACTAAAGATTGGCACATATATTCTCTACTTAAATTCCCTTCTCCTAACATCCACTTTCTACCTTTGATTCCGGCTTCTTTTCGGGCTTCTCTACCCATGTCATACCATTCTCTAATCAAAGGTGCTACATCCAAAAAGTCAACCCTATCATCAAAGATATATGGTGTAGGAACCGAACCCGTTGTTGAACGTACTGGCCAAATTGGTCTTACCCAATCTCCCCAAACATGTGTGTTCTTTTTATAACGGTCATGCAAAGAACCAATTTCTACATAATCTTCTGCGGTTAATAACTTACCACTACCTTTTACTCTAAATCCACATTGGTCTTGCATACCACCTGTCACATTTACAATGATTGGAGTTCCAGCCATTACCGATTCTGCGGTTGCTAATCCAAATCCTTCATTAGATGCCAAATTGATTGTAACATCTGCCATATTATAAAGGTAGTTCAATTCTTGTTCTGTGTATCTATTTGGTGCAAAGATTATATTTACTTCCGGCATCAAATGTTCTGCGACTCTAGGTAAATCTGTACCATTCTCATCTACAGGTGTAGTATGCATTAACATACAAACTCTATCCTTCTGTTCGGGTCTTAAAGTTTCTACAAACTCTTTAAATGCTAACATCGCATCTATTGGTTGCTTTCTACGAATATTTCTGTTTGACCAGTAAAGAACGAAATCATATTCTTTATCACCGAAAATACTCTTTTTAAAATCTTCAGGTACTTCTACAGGTTTGTAATCTTCCGAATTAATACCATGTGGTACATAACTTACTTGCCAATCTTCTGGCTTCTTCCAATGTTTTTCTTTATCCCAACCCCAAACTCTACGCGTAATACCGTAGGTTTGTTTTGAAATACATCCAATCCAATCACAACTTTCGTAGTAATCTCTATTATATTTTGGGTCTGGTAAATCATCCCAAATGTGGTAGAAGAAAAGGGGTACTGATTGGCGAATTTCATGTGCCATCTCATATAACCAAATCCAATAACGAGGGTCGGTAAAGTGTAAGATAGCATCAGGCTTTTCAATCATCAATAATTGACGAATAACATCCGGATTACCATATCCATCAAACGGGTATATTTTTACACTTGCATCTGCTACGCCTGTTCTTTTGCGTACATCTTCATTTAAGTCCATAACCTTACCAGCTTCAGGATGCTTAATAGCAGCTCCTAATTGTACCCAATCATATTTGTCAACTGTACCTAATACTAATTGTTTTGAAACGTTTGCGATACCACTCGCCATTCGAAGGTCATCAGATAGTAACAGAATTTTCTTTTTTGCCATAACTAATTTTAAATATATATTGTTTTTACTTAATTTTTTCCGTCGCAGTGTGTTCCGTAAAATTCACACCAACCACAAAGTTTGCTTGGTTTTTTGTGATAATTTACATTCAATCGGTAAGTACCGGTTTCATCAAACACACTTTCAACAAATCCTTTGAATCCTGTCCATGCTTTGTTTATTGATGGTTTTCCGTTTGCAGGAATATGCTTACTCATTCGGTGAGTTGGAATATCTTCTCTAACTGCAACTTTTCTTTTTAAGATGATAAATTCAACATCAATCATATCTTCGGAAATACCAATCAATTCTGCATAAAACTTTTTGTAAAGAAGTATTTGAGAATTTTTAACAGCATCTGCTTTTTGATATTTACTCCAACCTGCAGTTGATGTTTTAAAATCTATAATACGATATTTGCCTGTAAATGTATCTTTAACAATCAAATCAATAAATCCCATAAAGTTTACACCCTCTGCAATTTTTGTGTTTATTGGTTGTTCGATTGCTACTAATTCATCATGCTTTAGTGAAAAGAATTTATTAAAGTTTTTAGATTTTTGAAACCAATCCAAAAGAACGTTTCCATCTTCTAAAAACTCTACCATTTCTTCTTTTGTGCAAACATTAAGAGTTCCGCCGGCAGAATCTTTTATGTAGGTTTCTCTCATTCTTTCTTTGAGATATTCCTTCAAATCAATCATCTTATCTGCCTGTGATTTGGATATTCTTAAACACTTATCTAAATAGTGTTGTAGTGTTTCGTGCATTGCTGTTCCAAATACTGAATGTATATTGGATGTGGATTGTGATAATCCATCTATGTATGCTAATTTGTATTGTTGTGGACAACTACTCCACATACTATATTGTGAAAATGATACTCTTGCCATAGAACTAATATAACTAAATTTTTTGTATTTATCAAATTTTTAATTTCAATTTAGTTATTTGTTTTTTATCAGTTCCATATTTTTCGCAAATGTATTTTATATTTTCTCTACCCTCTCTCGTTGAGTAAAGAACTTCAATATATTCTAATGCTTCTTTTTGTGAACATTGAAAGTCGATTTTAATTAAATCAATTAAAAACTGTTCATATTTTTCTTCACCTTTACCTTTTATATATTTCAAAAAGTATTTACCTTTTGGAATTACACTTATATACAACTTATACATTTCTTTTGGTTGTAATGTTTGTGTCAAAGGTAAAAGAGTTGCAATCAATTCAACCCACTCTGGCTTCATAGAAAGAAAACGATTAATCATAAAATTACTCCATGATTTCAAATCCTCTTCTGAAAGTTTATCGAAGTACTTTGGGTCTTGTTCTGCGGTTATTGCGTTTAAATGGTCAAATAACTTTTTAACTGCCATTATTCTACAATTTTTTTATCTTTTAATTCATCTGGTAAAAGGTCTTGTAATGGTTTTCCACATTGTGTACAAAGGTACATTTCAATTGGAAGTACACTATCTTTTGCACCACCTGTAATTAAACGTGATACTTTTCTAAATCTAAAACCCGGCATAAATGTATTATTACCACACTCACAAAGCATTTCTCTTGCATCGTTTAAATTAAAATTCATTGGTAATTGTCCTTGTCCTTGTTCCATTTTGTTTATTTTATAATGTTTAATATTTGTATAATTGTACTCATAAATACTATTTCTTTATCTACTACTAATGCATCTTTTGAAAGACCATCCGCAATAGTTAGAATTACGTTTGCAGTATTTCCTGCCGCATATTCATCTACTTTATCGTATAACATTGAATACATTTCTGAATAATCGTTTAGAACCATCACTTTGTGGTCTACTTTCAATTCTCCCTTTGCTGATTGTAATTGGCAAGTATTAAGTATTCTACGAATATCAGGATAATAAGAATTAATGATGTCTGCAACATTCTTAATATCATACTTAATCTTTTCCGAATCTAAAACCTTACTAACTTGTACTGCCACATCTTTTTTAGTCGGTGGAGTAATTGCGAATGATTGACAACGGCTTTGAATAGGGTCAATGATTTTCTCAATATAATTACAAGTCAAAATGAATCTACAATGTTTACTGAATGTTTCCATTAAGTTTCTCAAAATCGCTTGTGCTCCCGGTGTCATATAATCAAACTCATCTAATATGATTACTTTGAAACCTGCAAATCCAACTGATGATGCGAAGTTCTTAACTTTTGTTCTTACTGTATCTACATTGTTTTCATCTGATGCGTTGATAATCATACTATCACACTTAATTGTGTTTACGATTAGTTTAGCAAGTGTGGTCTTACCAGTACCTGCTTTTCCGTATAACAACAAATGTGGTATGTCGTTTGCATCTAAATATTGCTGAATAGTTTCTTTGATGGTTTCATTACCAACATAGTCAGCAAGAGTTTGTGGGCGGTATTTTTCCACCCACAAAGTATGCTCTCTTTTACTTATATCATTTGCGAAAAAACTCATATTATTTTCCAGTTGAACCGAATCCGCCATCGCCTCTTTCGGTGTTAGATAATTCTTCTACTTCAGTAAATTCTATTTGTGGATATGGTAAGATAATAATTTGTGCAATTCTATCACCAACTTTGTAATCAGTTTCATCAATTCTTACATCATTTTTTCCATATACTTTTTTGAATGTAGCTTGTAATTCACCTCTATACCCACTATCAACTACTCCAACACAATTTGTCAAAGCCAAATCAGTTTTTCTAATTGATGAACGAGGAAATATCAATCCTACAAATCCTTCCGGTATTTCCAATGCAATTCCCATCCCATATGTTACATCGAATGTCGTATTGGATAATATTGATGTTGCTACCAAATCCATCCCACCATCGCCAGATTTAGCGTATTGTGGTACTACTGCATTAGGATGCAGTTTCTTGATTTTTACTTTCATCTTGCTCTTTTCTAATTTGTTTTGTATCTTCGGAAATAGGTCTTGCAAATATTTTAAACTCCATTCCATTCTGTTTAAATGTTAATACATCACCCTCCACTGGTTGTAATTGTAAAACTAAAGGAGATGGTTCCGTATTTTCACCTTGCCAACCAAATACTACAGGTTCGTTATTAAAAAATTGAAAACACCACTCTGCATCTTTAATTGGTTCTTGTGCAGGAATTTCTACACTACTTTGTAATTGTGATTCCTCTACTGGGAATAATTCTAATTGTTCTGTCATTTTTATTAATTTGCTATTTCTACTAAATAATACTTACAAACGAAATCATCAATTTGGAATTCAACGTGCGATAAACCATCGGTTGATACTTTCAATTTAGCATTAGTTGCTTCTTTATTTGCTGTAAGAATTTCTTTTAAATATTTTGCTGAAAAGGAAATTGGTTTTATTTCTACCAATACATTTTTTTGACAAGTTATCGTAACTCTGTTTGTGGAAATTGATGAATATCCAATTGCCATTTTCAAATCACCACCTTCTGTGAAGATTGTGAATGTATCGATATCACTCAATGCACCCTTTGCTTTGATAAATTTATCTACCATTTGAGATGTCATATCAATTTCAATAGTAAATTCAGGCAATGTTTTCAAATCTGGCACAGGTGGAATAACACCTAAATCTGCTAACTGGTAAGATGTTTCGGTATCATCCGAATTCAACTTAAGAGTAACTGCTTTATCTCCCGATTTATCTACTTTTAATTTAATATCACTGTCTAATACACCAATCATATTTTTTAATAATGATGTTGTATAAATACCAACATTAAATGGATTAGAAGTAAATGCATTAAATTCAACCTCACCCAATAGGGTTTTATCATCCGAAATAAATCTTACGGATAATTTTGTTCCTTCCGCATTCCATGCTACGGATTCAATAAGTCCTCCTAATGAATACTTTTGAATAAATCTTAATAAATTGTTTTTGTTCATTTGTTTTAAATTTTATGTTTGTTTATTAAATATACGGAAAATATTTCTAAATTTCAAATTTTTCTGTAATATAATTGAATAAATTTTGAGCGTACTCCTCATTTACTCTTGGTGTAGCGTGTGTATTTTTATCTTCAAAATATGGATAATCCCCATCAAAACGATTTTCATCCGTATAATCTGTTTTTAAAAATGTTCCGTTCCAAATAAATGGTATTTTTTTAGATTTTAAATAATAAGTTATCAATTGGTGATTTTTATACCAATTTATAAAATCTTCTTCAGCGTTGGTTGTTGACATTATATTTCCCCACTTTATTCTGCCTGATATTTCTTCATCAAAATATCCCCACGGATTTGGATGAAATGGTTCAATTCCACCAGTGTTGGTGTAGTATTCTCTTCTATTAGGATATGTGTACATTACTAAAACCAATGATGGCTTTAAATAATCAGTCCAAGTTAAAATTGCTCTACTAATGTAATCATTACTTCTTCCGCTCATTCCTAAATTATAATCAATTCCCGATTTTATCTTTCTTGATAAAAAATGTGGCCAAGTCTCTGTATCTTTTACATCTATACCTTCCGTATGCGCACATCCTACTGACATTAATTTAATGCCATTAAAAATTGTATTATCACCTCTAAAACCTATTTCATTAAATCTATAATGGTTATTTCCTTTATCCGAGCCGTTTCCCAAAAATTGTTTTCCTGGTCTTTCTTTAAATGACCATTTGTAACTTGAAATTTCAAAATCTTCTGTTGTCCAATATTTTAAACTCTGTTTCATATTAAAATGCAAAAAACTTTTTAGCTGTTTGTGTTTCTACCGATGCCTTTTCCCATTTAAGTGCTTTATAAAAATCATCAATTTTATTTTCCAATTCTGCTTTATATATTTCATCTCTATCAATATACGTTTCAATAAAATCTATAACCTCTTTTGGGTCATTATAATCTTTGAATGCCAACCCTTCCAATCCCAATGGATTTGTTTTAAGATATACCCACTTTACTTTATCACCATCTCTGATAGGTTCGTGCTTATACGGGCAATTGAAGAATTTTAATAATCTGTTATATGCTATTCCGGCTTTAACGTGTGCAGGCGTTCCCTTTTCAAAGTCTGCTATTGATTTTCCCTTTACCCAACTTCCATCATCATATTTACTTAACTCTTTAATTGCTCCACCTTTAGCTATTTTATTTACAGGTAAATTAATCATACTTTTTTTAAATTCTAAAAGAGAATGGTCAATTTGTTCATTTGATTTACCCATTAGAATATCTTTGAGAGTTTTAGCCATAAAGTCCTGAAATGCTTTTGGAAACGATGAACGAACCACATCCAATCCTTTTACATCTAATTTATCGCAAGGGATACCGTTTTTCAAAATCATCCATTGTGCGTATCGTTTTTTTGCTACCCAAAATCCTGCTTTACTGATATACTCTTTTTTAATCTCAAAACGATGTTTATCTTTTGGAATGAAGAAAAACTTTTCTGCCAACAAGTCGTAAAATTTATTAAGAAATGTTTGTGTTTCCTCTGCAATAGTATTTACTTCCTGTGCCATTCTCTTTTCATCAAATTCCTTATATTCTGGATATCTATATTTTACCAAAGGTTCTGCCATCATATAAATTGAGTCAGTATCAATATAAACATTGTAGTCCTCTTTTGTTCCTAACTCTTTCCAATATTTGATGTTTGCCATTTCAGCGGTTTTTTTAATAACAGTTTGACCCGTAATAGTAACTGCCTCTGCGTTATCAATATCATAGAATCTGAAAGCTGGTAATCCTAATACTCCATACATTGAGTTTAAAAGAATCTTTTGTACCAACTGACGTTTTGCATAAAACTCATATTTTTCCGTATCCCCTTCTTCACCATACTTTTTTTCTAATTTACGAAATTCAACACGCTTATCAAACCAATCATTAAGAATATCTGCAATTAGACCTGGTGAGTCTTGGTTATATATTACTCCGTTTGCTGCTATTCCCAAATTAGAATCTTTAATTAATTCGGTTAATTCTTGTCGATTGTATTCATATTCTTCACCATCTTTGCTTACCAAATGATGTTTAGTATCTTCACCTTTAATCCATGCTTCCGCGTCCCAATTTGTAATTTTACCAACTTTTGTTTCAGGTGAGATATTAAGTGTCATAATGATTGATGGATATAGAGATGTTAAGTCCAAATCATAAATCCAATCATACTTGCCAACAATGGGTTCTTTCACATAAGCTCCAATAAACTTCTCTTCGTTGTTATCACGAAGTGCTTGCATCCTTTCTTTTCTATCTTTTGGTTTGTTTGATGCTACTAATCCTTTCTTTTTAAGGTATGCCAAACAAGCTCCTTCTAACCATTTTGATGAAAATATATAATCTTCGTATGGTACATATCCTGCGTGGCAAACCGCTCTACATAATTCAATGAATTGAAGTTTTTCATCCAATGCTACAACCAAGTCCACATCGACAATGTTATACTCAATGAATTTTTCTAAATCATTTTCGAAAAGGTCATCCAAACTTCCTTCATATTCAACCTTACCTCTACCTAATTCTTTGGTAGCAATGTGATTTAAAGTATAAGATGATTCCAGTGTGTAAGTATAAGTTTTATAAAGATTGATATAATCTAAAATACTAACACCACCAAATTGCCACTTATCTCTATAAGGTGAATAAAATGATTGTCCAATAGGTGATAATCTTTTTGCATGTCCTTCACCGCAGACATTTTTAATACGATTGTAGAGGTATGGAATATCAAAAAAGTCTATGTTCCAACCTGTGAGAATAGTCGGATTAATTTCTTCGTAATAATTAAGAAATGAATGTAAAAGATTTTTCTCGTTATTGAAAATGTGAACATTAACCTCTCTCCCATCTTTACTAAATGAGTTGGCATTGTTTTTAATTTTATTTTGTTTATCTAATACGAAAACATCAAACATTTTTGTTGCACTATCATGTGCTGCGATTGCTGTAATTTCGTTTTGTGCCTCTTTTGTGTTTGGTAAACCTGTTATCATTTCCACCTCAATGTCAAATGTCATTGTTCTATGACCTTTTGATGGTAAATCTGATTCATAAATATCAACCAATACTCGTGTCGTTTCAGGAACATCACTTTCAAATAAATCCTCAGCTTCATCTTTTTCCCATTTACCAATCTTGCTCAATTTATCACCATACATTGAACGATATTGTCCGTATGGGTCTTTCTTATATGCATACTTACGATAAGGGAATGTTGTATATCCTCTTTCATCATCCCATAGATGCATTAAGTTTTTTCCTCTTTCGTAATAAATGTTTTGATACATTAACTTATTAATTTTTCGTTTAAAACTTTAATCATTTTACTATCATTTAAAGATAGTTCTTTTGCTCTCTGAATTGCTTTATTAGATAATTCAAATCTATAATTTTCGTTATCTAATATTTTATCTAACATATCAAACAAATCTTTTTTATATTTAAAAAATAAACCATTTGGGTCTATCTCTTTGTAACAATCTGATTCCTGAAATATCATAGGAGTTCCGTTCATCATACAATCGGTTGCTGCTACACTCCATCCATAATTTGTTTGTCTCATCTGAATACCTACCATACATTCTTGCACTCGTTTATAGTAATCATGTTTAGCTACTTTGGTATTATCAATCCAACTAAATTCTGGCTTACCATCTAATTGTGGCACCCATACTTTAAAATCTTGTCTGCGTTCTCTATACTCCTCCATCAATTTAATAAAAGATGGATATCCTTTATATGCAGCCGCTCGATGATTGAATACAATAACTTTTTGTTTTTCTTTTGGTTCTTCTATAATTTTAGTATTATCTATGCCCAAATTCCAAACTACTAATATACTATTTAATTTTTGAATAAACAAATCATTAAACCACAGTTTTGCTTCTTCTAAAACTCTATCTTTTTGTTCCTGTGTATTTAGAAAACAAGTATCCATTTGTGATACCCCTAATAGTTCTATTGGCATCCATCTCCACTTATTTTTCCTATCTTCAGCATTGCAGGTTTTCATTTCCCACCAATGACAATATCCAATAATTTTTGTATTGAAATCATTTTTATATCTACCAACTTGCGGCCAATCGGGCAAATGTGAATAAATAACATCGTACTCTAATGTTTCCAATAACCTATTAAAATCAGGTGGATAAGTACGCATCTTAATCATATCACCTGAAAATGGTAGTATGTGTTGTTTTACATTAATTAGATTTAACTTCTTAACTGCCTGTGGTAATATGATATTCCAATAGAACTCACCATGTTCTTCTAATGCCTTTATGTGATTATAGATTACATCTACAAACGAATCTTTCTCAATATTTCCAGAATTGGTAATATTTGGAATAACTAAAACCTTCCTTGCTTTTTTATAATCTATTGAATCCCAAAATGTCATATTATCTTCCTACTTCTCATATCGCTTAATTGCTTTATCTTTCCACCATTTCATTGTGTATTCATTGCCTTGCTGAAATTTATCTTTTAACACTAAATCCTTTTCTTCTATTTTAGAACATAGGAACTCATTACCATTCTCATACATTTGTGCAAAGTATACACCTCTTTGAAATCCGTGGTCATATGCATCGCTTTTAATTCCCAATTCTTTATAAATAGCTTGAATGATTTTTTGTTTGATACCGCTCACAGGTCCATTTCTTTCGTACCCCATATTAGCACCATTTCTTTCTCTCTCTTGTGTAATATGAGTATTATACCAATCAGCTTTATTTTCTTTTAACCATTGATGCCAAGGGTCATAAACTTTATCATCCGGCTTTGTTGAAATCTTACCTTTTGATTCACCCAATGTTTTGAAATGTGGAATACCATTATATTGCGAATGAATACCGTATAATGATGTTGTACCAACTCCAACTAATACGTTATCATATTTTTGTTTCCAATAATCTCTAATTTCAGGGGAAGTTGCCAATGCAGCGATTAATTTACCACCTAAAAAATTATATCCAAAAGGTTGAGTAGATACAATGGTTGTAGCAATAGTAGTACAATTCAATTTTCCTTTGGAAAATTTGTCTTCTTTCTGCCAACCAATATAAGCATCTCTAACACCCAAAGATGTAATATCACTACCCAAACAAATTTGTCCTAATATCTTTCCGCTTGTTCTATCTTTAACATAACATTTTACATTACGACCAGGATTAGCTTGAAACTCCATAGTATGAATCAATCTGCGAATTTCAGTCCAGCGAGTAGCTTGTTTAGGGTCTTCATCTACAATTTCTACATATGGTTCTAACGATTGAATTTCAGAAATAGTTAATTCTTTATTCATAATATCACTAGGTTTCCATAAAGAATCATAGTGTTGTTGAAGAACGGGCAATTTTTTCATATTTCCTACTAAATCACTATTCCACTCCATCCATTTTTTGTATAGAGTTTGTTCTTCTACTGACATTGTTTTAAGATAGTCCAAATTATCAATGAACTTCTTTTTCATAACTTCATAGTCAAAAACTTCAGTATTTGTTTCTTCGCCTGTATCCCAAAATTTCATATTTCTAATATACTATTTTTTTATTAAATTACCAAAACTTACTTGCTAATTCACTCTCCGGTGCTATCGTAGTATGGTGTTCTATATCCTTATTAAATTCTTTTGCATTCTTTGGGTAATCCCTAACTTCATGCTTTAAAGATTTTAAGATTGCTTTCTTTTCTTTTTTATCACCTGTAATCACTTGTACATATCTATGCTTTGGTGGTTCTTCTCTTCTCCAAAATTCTTTGTAACCTTGCTTTCCGATTTCTCTACGAAGATGTTCTAAATTACCACTACCCCACATTGAGAATACTGTCCTACTATGAATCCAATCATATGGGTCTTTTGTTAGAGATATTCCGTAATTAGGCATTAAAGCAATTTCTGTGTTCATTCCCTGATATATCCAGTTAGTTGCTTGGTATATTCCACCCAAATGTTCTTGTCCGTTATCTGCGTAGGAAATCAGTACCTTAATCGCTTTATCATTTTCCCTAAACCATTTGAATGATTGCCCGATTGCATAACTTTCTATGTTAGCACCATACCCATCATCACAATAGAGACGGGTAAGTTCTAATACATTATCTTTTGTGAGTAATTCTGAAATTGAAAGTGCTGCTCTTGCACCTACTGGAAATCCATAAACCAAACATCCGATAAGTTTTTCATTATCTCCTAATGCGTTTACTTCATCTGTTCTATAAAATATGCCCAGAGAATATCTACATGCAGTCCATGCGTGTGTATAGTGTTTTTTAACTATAATTTCTTTTGCAACCGATGGACTTATTTCTCTAATAGTAACTCTGGATACATCACAATATAACTTATTTTCTACTTTCATATGGCCATTTCAACATATGTGTCCATGTCTGGTTTGTAACTATTTTTTTAATATTTGCTGGCGAAACTTTGTGGTTTTGTGCTAATACTTTAACATTACGATGTCCAACTTTCCATAGTTCTCTAATCGTTTCAACTTGCTTTTCAGTAAGTTTGCTCATTGGATGCGCTTCGCCCTTTAACATAACCCTAATATACGGAATTTTTTTCACTATAACAAATTATTTTTGGAATATCAATAACACATCATTTTTTTGATTATGCTTACTTTTTGACCTTAAATCAATTATTTCATATGGTATATTTAATTTATCAAATTCTTCTTTATAAGAATCAATATCCCACACATCTTCTATTATTAATTTGCCGCCTGATTTTAATTTTGAAAACCACATATCTACACATTTTATTTGAGAGTTTAAAGTATGTGGTCCATCATCTATAATGTAATCGAAAAAATTATTTTGATATAAAGAAACTACTTCGTGTGTATATGCATCGGCATATTGAATATTTACACCATCAATATTATTCACAATATTAAAATATTCATCAGTCATTTCATCTCCATTATCAATACCATATACATTTGAATTGATAAACCAATCTCTCCAAAGAATTAAAGAATCTCCTTTATTAATTCCAATTTCCAATATGTTTATTTTTTCATATCTAATTGGTGTAAATTCCGAATTATACCATTCATCAATATAGCAATGAACCGTACCTTTGTCGGATAATTCTCCTGTAACTTTATAAAATTCAGATAAATTCATTAACCAATTGCTTCGTTGATTGAATTTTGATATGCCATTTTAGATTGAAGACCTGTAAATCTTTCATGTAATTGGCCGTTCTTTTCAATGATTACTGTCGGAACTGATGTTACTCCGTATTTCATAACTTCATCTACTTCATTATCCACATCATATTCTTCAAACTTTACATTTGGATATTTACTTTTAATTTCATTCATTACAGGTGCCAACATTCTACAAGGTCCACACCAAACTGCGCTAAACTTTTTTACCGTTACCATTCGTTATTTGTTTTAGATATTCATATTCATCCAAAAGGGCATCGACTATCGGGTGTCTATGATTTGTTAATAGGGTTTGTGATGCCATATCTTTAACTTTACTTGCTACTGATATTAAAAATTTAAAACCACTTTCACCTCTGGTCTTCAAATCTACTTGCTGTGTATCTCCACATATTACCATTTTGCTTCTTAATCCCAAACGAGAAACAATCATTTCCATTTGGTCAGTAGTACAATTCTGCGCCTCATCTACGATTACGAATGAATCCAAAAATGTTCTACCTCTCATAAACGCAACGGGTACAATTTCAATTACCCCACTTTCAAGTATTTCATCAATCTTTTCTTTGTTGTAAAGTTGATAAAAGTTTGCGTAGATTGGTTGCATCCAGGGTTCCATCTTTTCTCTTAAGTCTCCCGGAAGAAAACCTATTTCTTCTTTACTAACCGTTGGACGAGTAATCACAATTTTTTGTATTACTTTTTTGAATAGTAGGTCCAATGCAATCTGACATGCTAAAAGTGTTTTACCACTTCCGGCTTTACCACTCAATACCGTTACTGCGTTATTGAGTATTTTTTCTTTTGCTACTTTCTGTTCTTCATTTAATTGAAGTTGAAATTTAATTGGCCCTTTTGGTTTCTGTTTTTCTTCTCTAATTTTGTCTGTCAACTCTTTGTGTTTTGATGATTGATTTTCTCCCATAACTCGTCTAATTTATTATTCCCCTTTAAATGTTTCGGGTCATATGGGCAATGACGACAGCCACTGCCACAACAATACCCTCGTTCAATATGGTAGTTAGGGGTAAAAACCACCTTACCATTTTCCAAATAATATAGCGATTTGTCATCTTTATTTAATTTCACACGCACCTCCTGCACAAGCTAATTCACCACTTAAATCTGTGTTATCATCTATTTCAATAACTTTACTTAAGTCAATCTCATGTAGGGTTTGCATCAACTCTTCGTATTTTTCTTTTGTACAATCTTCGAAAGGTGCTTGAATATATGTTCCACCATCATAAGGTAATACCGATAATCCATTGTAGAATTCTTTATTCTCCCACATCCACTCACCAACTGCTTTCCACTCATGCTCTCTAATTGAAACGGTTGCAGATACGTTATGTGTATTGTTACCACTTCTATGACCTGGCTTAATCCATTCACTATGTACTTTCTTAACTCTCTCCAATAATTGAATTGGGGATTCGGTACGGAAAATTGCATCTGCTGGTGCTTTTTGTGGAATACCAATTACTGCAGTATCATGTGGACGGAAATATTCATCTTCTACTAATTCAGGATGATTTAACATTAGGTATTGGTAAATACTTTCATTCTTACCAACTCTTACTCTACGAATATAGTAATCATTGTGCCACGCGTGTATACCAGATGATGTTCCTAATGTTAGTGATGTTGTTCCTGCAGGTTTAACTGTCGTAGTTCTTGCTGAATGATTTACTCCAATAATATCTGCTACTCTTGCATTTTCAACTTTTACAACCTTTGATGCTTCTTTCATATTCAATTTCAATACTGCACCACTTCCGATGCCGGTCATAGATACACCAATCAATGCATCCTTTTCAGTTGTTCTTTGCCAAATTGGTCTTAAATAATGGAAATCGGTATAGCCAGCTTGAAGTGTTCCAATGAATGATGCTGCTTTTACTCTTGCATTCAAATCATCCTGGTCTACTACATCAGATACATTTACTTCACAAAGATTACAGAATTGGAAAGGTCTTAATGCAATCTCACAACAAGGATTAGTTCCCCAATCTTTATCGTTTGATAAGTAGATACCAGGCTCACCTGCTCCACTCGCTTCAATTCTTTTCCAAAGGTCTAAAAAGTATTCTTTTGTGATTTTGTGTCTCATTAGAACTGCAGAGTTATTTGCTCTACCTCTTTGTGGATTTTTTTCCCACCATGCACCACTCTTACAACTAATCATTTCTTCATCGGTTGCAGAGAATAAACATATTAATGCTGCTCTACGAATACCACCTGCTAATACTGCATCTGCAATATGACAAACCATATCGTGTACCTCAATTGCTGTTAATTTATCACCATCTTTGTGCGAATCTAAAATACCTTCCAACTTAATCAAACATTCTTTAAGTGGTTGAGGGCCAGGTGCTTTACCGCCTGATGTAACAAGTCTTGCACCCTTTGCACGAATATCTCTAAAATCGAATACTGGCTTACTACCACCAAAGAAATATGCTTTTATTAATACTGATATAGCATCTGCCCATCCTTCAATAGAATCACCAATAAGGAATCTTCTTGTTTTATCTGCATTTGGTTTTCTGATTTCAGGCAATTGGTCAACGTGATGCTTTTGTACAGAGTAACCTACACCCGTACCACCTAATAGAAGAAACATAATTTCTGCAAATACTCTGTAATCATCAACCGGTGCGAATGCACAATTGTAAATTCTATTTGGACTTATTTCAATTGGTTTACCTGCGAATTGCATTGAACGCATTGAAGGTAAAACCTTTTTATCGTATACGAATTTATAGTTCTCTCTAATTTCTTCTTCTAATTTTGGATATTTTTTAATATGCATATCCATATTACGGGTAACCAATTCTTCCCATGTTTCTCTTCTATTTAATTCAGGTCTGTACTTTGCGTACTTCATATAGACCGTAATGTCCGATAAAATTCTTTGTGAAATGTCCATCTTTTTGTAATTTTTTTATTTTTGTAAGTGAATAATTTTTCCGAAAAAACCAGAAAATGTAAAGATATATATAGGGTGTAGTGGACTAGAACCCTATTTTCTTTAGTAAATTTTAGAGTTTTTTGAAAAATATTTTTCTCCTGTTTTTTTACTTTTTATATACTTATCAACCCATATTTTCTACATACTTTTTATGTAGAAGTTTCTTTTCTAAACTCTCACCATTCTTACTCTCTTTTGTCGCCGCCATTCCATCTACTGATGTTGCTGCGAACACATCCATAACTCCGTGGAAAGTATCAATTTTCGCAGGGAATGTCATACCGTCTGGCCCAAAACGATTCTTTACAATGTGAATTCGACCTGTGTTAGATAATTTATCTTTGGTCTTTCTACTCACACTCATAATAAAATCTGCTGTCTGAACTTTCTTATATGAATCACCAACCGAGTCCGCTTGGATAACTTCGTGGTCTATTGCTGCTCTGTTAGTTTGTGTTGCTGTCCAAATCGGAATACCTGTCTCACCACTCAATCCTCTTAATTCCTCATAGATACCACCCAACTCCGCATACAATCCATCATTACCTCTATTTGCTGACTTAAGAAGGTCAGCGTAATCTATAATAATCAATTGTGGATTAAACCCACTTGCTCTTACTTTATCAATATGTGCTGATAGGGTTTTTGCTGATGCGAATTGTGGTGGATAGTATTTAATCTTCACTCTACCCGGTGTTTGTTTTACTTTACGGACAATATCATCTTTCCTCAACTTTTGGTCTGCTGTGGCGATATTAGTTAGAATTGTAATGTATCTTTGACCTACATAATTTTCGGATAATTCCAAAGTGTAGTGTAGTACATTAACACCTCTTTGCAATGCCGCACATGCAATCTTTGATAAGAACCAACTTTTACCGATACCAGATGGAGCCATAACTACACCTAATTCGCCAGGTCCTAAACCACCATCCATTAGTTCATCTATTACATCCCAACCGGTAGAAACGGAATCTCTTTTTACATCATCCAATATATTTTCAAAATCCTCAACAAAGTCCAAACCCAAATCATTTTCAACACCCACTTTGGATGCGGCAGTCATTGTATCAATAATCTTATCGTATTGACCGGATTTGAGAAGGTCTACCGATTTTAGTAGAGCCTCTTTTACTTTTTGGTTCTTTGCAAAGGTAAGATATTCGTTCTTTACATAGGGTAAATCATCTGCACCTATTTGTAGATATACGCCTTTAAGTTGTTCTACTACGGTTTGCTTTAAAACCTTATCTTCAATCTCTCCAACTTTGATTTTAAAAACCTCCATTGTAGGAGTACCACGATACTTATCGAAATAAGTTTGTGCTTCCTTTACAATCCATTGGTTTGCTTGAGATTCAAAAAAGTTAGGTTTTGTAATTTCGTTTACCTGTTCTAAAAACTTAACATCTGTGATAAGTGAAGCAACTACTTTAGATTGATACGATTGACCATATTTTACCAATGTATCTACTGCTTCCATTATGCTTTAACTTTTTCTTTTCTTAATTGTTTTTTCGATTTAACCTTTTCAGTTGAAACTTCTTCAGTAGTTTCTTCTACTTTTGGTTTTCTTGTAACCATTTTCCATTCAGATTTAGATACATAACTCCATGTGTTACCTACCATATTGTAAGCTTCTCTATCCGTTACTCTTTGGATATCGCCTGTTTTGTTGTTTTTAATACACTTCATAGTTTTGATTTTTATCTAATTACCATTAAAATTTCTGATTCTCTGATTAGGATATATTTTGTTCCCCCAATCTTAACTTCTTGTCCCTGATGATATCCTGGAAGGATTACTTCATCACCGACCTTTAAACTCATAGGGATTGCTACACCATTTTGTGTAAATAACCCATCTCCAACTGCTTCTACTCTCGCTCTTTTTACATCTTCCTGCCTTACGCTATCAGGTATGATAATACCTCCAACTGTTTTTTCTGCTTCTTTGTCTAATTCCGTTAAGAGAACTCTATCTCCCAATGGTTTTGCTAATTTGTCTGCCATAACTTATTTTAAAATTTTGAAATATGTCCAAATGTGGATTGTAACCAATCGTTAATATCTTTGAATGAATCAATAACTCCGTGTCTTAATCCTGTCTTTAAAAATCCTTGCTTATCAAATTTAGGTGTAGGTTCATCATATCTATCCATAATTTTCATACGAAGATTACCACTAAATTCTGGTTCGGATAACTGCATCAATCTACGATTTCTTTCGCAAATTGCCAAATTACTTTGGAATAATTCGTGTGCTTTTGTTTTTTTATCAACCGTTTTAATATATTCAACCATAGATTCGGTTGTATGTGTTGTTTCTTCCGTAAGAATTGGAAATGCTTTGATTATAGATTTAATACCTAAACCATTTACACCTTCAATACTATCGGATTTATCACCATCAATCATTCTGAAATTAATAAAGTTGTGAGGATGAATTCCATATTCTTCTAATACTTCATCTATGTTATAAATTTTCTTTTTAGAAGGTGAATACACCGATACATCTTTGTTTACTAATTGTAAAAAATCTTTATCAGATGACATCAATACAACTTTCTCACCGTCTTGTCGAAGTTGAGTTGCAATATAGCCCATCACATCATCTGCCTCAATACCATCATATAACATAATGGTTACGGGTAGATACGTTAATAAGTCTGCTAATGCTACCATCTGCCTCCTCATAGAGATTTGTTCATCCTCTGGATTCATATCTCCGCCGGTGATAGCGCGATTAAGGCGGATTTTGTTTTTAGCTCTATCCGCCTTATATCCTGCGTAAATGTTTTGTCTGCTTTTTGCACCACCTTTACCATCAAAAGTTAAGATAACTCTTGTAGGATTTATAGTACGGATAGCGTAGCCGATACTTTTAAGTGTACCGACTATGCCTCCAATGTGGTCACCATTATCTGAAAGATTTGGTGCTGTTGACCAAGAACGAATGAAGGTATTAAGACCATCAATAACTAAAGTTTTGGAATTTCTATGTAAAGAACCAAAACTTTTATGTTCTTCATCTATTTGTTTTAGTATATCTAAATACTTTTTATTAATCTGACTCATTTGCTACATCCGTTGTTATATCAACTTCCTCTGAAGCGGAACTTTTATATTGTAAAATTGTAACCTCACATATCTTACGATAAATTTGGTCTTTTAAATCTTCGTTTTTAAGAATTTCTGCGAAATCTTTTGATTGGAATTTGATAACTTCACCGGTATCAGTATCAATATACTCATACCATGCACCTGCTTGCTTTACAAGCTTATTATCTTTCATTACACCCAACCAACTTCCGTAGTTATCAATACCTCTATCGAAGAAAATAGAGAAATCTGCGTGTCTCAATGGTGGTCCTAAACGATTTTTGATAACCTGTGCTCTTACTTTGATACCAACAATCTTATCACCCACTTTAAGTTGTCCCATAGATTTCAAACGGAATCTAACAGAAGCATGGAACGCTAATGCTTTACCACCTGATGTTGTCCAAGGGTCACTAAATGCCATTGCGTTCATCTTTTGACGAAGTTGGTTAGTAAACACTAAACAAATGTTTTGTCTACCAATCATATTCGTAATCTTTCTCATCGCTTTGGAGATGATGATTGCTTTATCAGTTGCGTAACCATCTTTATCGTAATCAGCCTCTAATTCTTTCTTTGTAGATGCTGCTGCTACTGAATCTACTACGATAGTTACCAATCGGTTTTTATCACCTGTTCTAACTTTCTCAATGATTGTTTCACAAGCTTCAAAAATACCTTCAACCGTATCTACTGA